ACAGGTTTAGGCTTGACTATGAACCAAGGATCTGGTAGTGCTTTGATCTGGAACGAAGTTGATACAGGTTCAGCGCCTATAACACCTCCAGGATGGCAAGAGGTGGCTGCATAATGAGTTTGACAGAAACTCAATATTTTAATAAAATGAATATACAAGGAATAAAATATGGCGAATTCAACATCTGCTAACCTAAAGCTTACAGTACAAGCAACCGGTGAAAACTCGGGAACTTGGGGTCAAATTACAAATACAAACTTATTAATTTTAGAACAAGCTATTGGTGGTTTTACAACATTTAATTTAACTAATGCTAATAGAACTTTAACATTCACTAATGGTGCAGTTTCAAATGGTAAAAACGATGTTATTAAATTAACAGGGACTTTAGCTGGAACTAGAACAGTCAGTATTCCAGACGGAATTGAAAAAGTCTACAATGTTCAAAACGCATGTGATCATGCAGGAAATACTTTAACTTTTAAAACAGCATCAGGTACAGGTGTTCTTTTATGTGAAGGAAATAACTATGTATTATATTCTGATGGTACAAACATTGTAAAATTATCTGAGCAAAGAAACTGGAGAGTAGTTTCAGCAGCAGAAACAGTTCAAGCTGGAGCTCAACTTTTAGTAAATACAAGTGGTGGAGGAGTAACAATCACGCTTCCAGCGTCACCTGCTACAGGAGATGAAGTTTCATTTGTAGATCAAGGATATGACTTTAATAGTAACGCATTGACTGTTGGAAGAAATTCCTCTAATATAGCTAATGCAGCATCAGACTTAGTTGTTAATACACAAGGCGCAGCTTTTTGTTTAGTCTTTTCAGGAGATGCAACAACAGGTTGGACTTATAAGGAGAAATAATAGATGTCAAATTACGAAGCAACAAGATACGATTTCGACGGAGCAAACCTTACAGGTATCGAAGGAATTCCTACAGCAACTATTGTGCCGTGGTCTTCTTCTTCAGTGCCATCAGGTTTCTTAGAATGTAACGGTGCAGCTGTTTCAAGATCAACTTACTCTGCATTATTTTCAATCGTAGGTACAACTTACGGAGCTGGAGATGGTGCAACAACTTTTAACTTACCTGATCTACAAGATAACGTAGCAATAGGTAAATCTGGAACTAAAGCTTTAGCATCAACTGGGGGAGCAAATACTGTAGCCGCTGAAGGTACTGTTGGTGGATCAACAGCTAATGCAACTTTAACAGAAGCACAACTTGCATCTCACGATCACCCAAGACCTCAACACGTTGCATCTAATAACCCAAATATACCTCAACCTATTATTGTAGGTATGCAGATGACTATGTTTATGACTTCAAATACAGGAAATGCAGGATCTGGAACAGGTCACTCTCACAACATGAGTGCAACTTTTAGTGGAACTGCAACTTCAGTTTTACAACCATACTTAGCAGTAATTTATATTATAAAAACTTAAGGAGAAAATATGGCAACAAATGCAGCATGGACAGTAGTAATGGATGACAAGAAAGTCATCAAACAAAGTGGGGACGCTGCTGGAACAGCTTATAAAATTAATGATAATGATTTTTGGGGACTAGCTAAATACTCAAACATTTGGGCTATTCAATATGGAACATCTAATCCAAGCGACACTGTAGAATACAGAGATGAAACTTCACACTCTACTTGGGAAGATGCAAACCTAGGTGATTTTCAAGATTTCATCAATAAATGGGACGCAGCTCATTTAGCTCAATTACAAGCTGATTGGGATGCAGACACTATAGAAGGTGAAAGCGAAGCTGATAAAATTTCTAGATTAGGTGCAAGACCTACGTCATACACTTCGTAAAGTCATCCAAGAAGTTAAAATATATTTTTCACCTGATAATGGTGGATTACCTCTGTGAACATAAGGAAAGCCCGCAGGCCAAATTACTATTCTTCCTTTTTTAGGTTTAACTCTTTTAGAAAAATGTAAAAATTCTGTTTCACCACCTTCCTCAACATCATTTAAATATACAGTATATACAAAAGCTCTTGGTTCATTTTCAAATCCTTTACAATGCTCAATATGCCAAACATGATATCCCTCTGTAGGTAAAGTTTTTTGTATTTTTAATTGAGTAAAATGAAACTCGTTGTCACCACCATAAGCAACATCTCCACCAGTTTCTTTTAAATAATTATTAAAAGCCATATTGTAATTAACTATTAACGTCTTAAGTTTATTGTGCCAAATATTTAAATTTGCTGATCTTGCAAAAAACTGAGTATCTTTTTTTTCAAGAATATTAGAATTTTCAAAGTCTTTTCTATTAAGAGTTCTTTTCATCTTGTTTTCATTTTCAAATAATTGTATAGCTTTATTACATTCTTCTTCGGTAATGTAATTATCATACACACCTATAAAGTTAGTTATATTACCTGTTTTATCTTTTTCTACAATTTTTCCCATTTGTTATTATACTGAAATGTTTTTTCTGTGTCATAGCCAAAATTAAATATTAAACTATATCTGTTGTTTTTAAATTTATTTTCATTTACTCCATGAGAAATGTAAGGAGGAAAAATATAATAATCACCTGGTTTAGGTGTAATAGAAATATTTAATTCTGGTAAAATTAAATCGTTTCCTTCTGATAAGTATAAGATACCATGATAAGAATTATGAAAATGATAGCCTACTTTATCACCAGTTTTTATTTCATTACCCCAAGCATTTATCATCATCATTTTTTCAAAAAAATATTGAAACATTTCTGGGTGAGATAACTGATGTTTATTAATTACTGTGGCCATAAATTCATTAAACTCAGGTTTATCTATAAAATAATTCCAATCTGTCATTCCACCTTTAACGTAAGTGTGGTTATGCAGTTCTTCTTTTAAATTAGATTTAATTTCCATAATTAAATTATGTATTCTTTCGGGGTAAGCATAATGACCAAAAATAATATTAATTGTTCTAGGATACGTTATATTTAAACTATGTTTATGCTCTCCTAATTTTTGATTTCTGTCTAAAATAGTAATCATTTTCCACCTTTCATTCTCTAAAAAACTGATATATAAGCTATTATATGCTACAAAAATTAAAATTCAAGGCTGGATTTAACAAACAAGACACAGAATCAGGGGCAGAAGGTCAGTGGACAGATGGTGATTTTGTCAGATTTAGATATGGATTACCTGAAAAAATAGGTGGTTGGTTACAATTAACTTCAGGACAAAAGACTTTACCAGGAGTTGCAAGAGCTCAACACGCATTTGCAAGTTTTGCTGGAGAAAAATATGCTGCCATTGGTACATCTCAAGGTCTATTTTTATATTATGGTAATGATTTTTTTGACATTACACCTTTAGATACAGCGATCACAGGATGTACATTAACGACAGTTAATGGTTCAAATACTGTAACTGTAAATAAAGGATCTCACGGATTAGCGGTTGGACGATATGTAACTTTATCAGGTGTGACTGTTACGGGAGCATCTGATTTTACGGCAGCTGAATTAGAACAAGTTTATGAAATATTAACTGTACCTGATGTAGATAAATTTACTATTCAAGCTTCAAGAAATGAGGGAGGATCAGGTATGACTGCAGCCGGAGCTGCAACAGTTAATCCTTATGTTATCGTGGGACCAAGAACGCAAACAACAGGTTTTGGTTGGAGTACGTCAACATGGGGTGATAGTACTTGGAATACACCTAGAGGTACAAGCACAGTAACTCTAGATCCAGGAAACTGGAGCCTTGATAACTTTGGTCAAGTTTTAGTTGCAACTATTTTTAATGGAGAAACTTTTACATGGGATGCTAGCGCTACTAATCCTAGAGCTCAAAGAGCGTCTAAGACAACAACTAATTTTCAAACTACAAATAATCCTGGAGCCACTAGATTTACACTAACTTCAGATAGAGATAGACACTTATTTCACTTTGGAACTGAAACAACTATTGGTGACACTACAACACAAGATCCAATGTTTGTAAGATTTTCTGATCAAGAAGATTTAAATACTTATGCACCTACAGCTACTAATACAGCAGGAACGTTTAGATTAGATACAGGTAATGAGATTAGAGCAGCCCTTCAAGGTAAAGATTATGTATTTGTTTTAACCGATCTCGCTGCATACGTAATTCAATTTGTTGGTCCACCATTTACATTTAGTGTTAGACAGGTTGGTACAAATTGTGGATGTATTGGTCAACACGCAGCAGTTTTTATTAATGGTGCTGTATATTGGATGGGAGCTGAAGGTGGATTTTTTATTTTTGATGGAACTGTTAAATCATTACCATCACTCGTAGAAGATTTTGTATTTACTACAGATGGAGATAATTTAGGATTAAACTTTAATGCTAGAGATATTGTTAGCGCAGGTGCAAATAATCTATACACAGAAGTAAATTGGTTTTATCCAAAATCAGGATCAGAACAGATTGATAGATGCGTAACCTATAATTATCAAGAAGGTATATGGACCACTTCGTCTTTAGACAGAACCACATATTCAGATCAAGGAGTATTTGATGCGCCTTATGCCACTGATTATGAAGCTACATCTACACCTGTATTTCCTGACATATTAGGAATAACTAACGCTGCTGGTGCAAGTATTTACTATGAACACGAAGAAGGAGTTGATCAAGTTAATAGTTCTGGCACGACAGCTATACCAGCATTTATAAGATCAGGAGATTGGGACATTACATCTAGACGAAGCGCCTTGGGTCAAGCAACAGGGGTTGTAGATTACAGAGGTGATGGTGAATTTTTTATGGCTGTAAGAAGATTTATTCCTGATTTTAAATATCAAACAGGTAACGCTAAAGTAACTTTATTTGTTAGCG